CGCCTACAAGTTGAAGAAGCACTAAACCCGCAAACACCTGCTCAGTAAGGTGTATTTTTTATGCCTATTTAGTGATTAGTCGGGAGAAAATATGAATAAAGGAAATAAAGTATTAACCTTCCATCTCTACAGAAAGAAGATTAAGATAGAAAGAAAAGCGTTGATAGGAAGGGATAAATATGAAATCAATTTTATTTGAAATAAACAACAACGATATACAATGTTTGAAAAATGAGGATTCTGAAACAAAAAATGACTTCGAATATGTAATAGTAATTAGTCTGCCTTTATTTTCGGCTTTCTCAGTAGAATATTTTTCTGTAGTTGTAGACAATCAATCGGTACCATGCTCAATAGAAAAAAATATTAAAGGGGGGAATATTAGAATACTATCTGAGTATTCAATAAACGAACAATACGAAGTAACAGTTATGTTATATTACCATGGGATTAGAGATTATAGCTTGCTTTTCCCTTGGATTGAGGGCGAGCAATTGAGACAAAGAATAGGATATTATCACGAAGAGGCAGATAAAAATTTTGAATCAGGGGCATGGTTTTCATTTTCCGTTATGTGTGGAGCCATTTTTGAAGGCATTCTGTATGCCAAAGGAATTCAAGGTGATAGGTTTTACGATAAAATTCAGAATGCATTTAGAGAAGGCTTGCTAACTGAAAGACAAAAAGAGATATTCGACCTAGTAAGAAAATACAGAAATGCTTTACATTCTAATTTGTATGAGGTTCCTTTAATAACGAGAAAAGATGCGATGGATATAAAGAATACACTTAACATGATTATTAAAAGTTTTAGTTCTAGATAGTTATTGGAATGAACTGTACGGTAAGGAAATCAAATATTTTTACACTTCAAGTCGTCCATCCGGGCGGCTTTTTATTATACTTCATGATTTAAGAAATGCCCTGTACCGAGCAGGGCTATTTTTATGTAGAGCAGGTGGAGGAATGACAATTGAAATTGGGTCATTAATTGCAATTTGTGGCTTGCTGCTAAGTTATCTTACTTATCAATTCAATAAGCAGAAGGAGACTAAAACGGATACACAGCAGGATGCGCGAATACAAGCGCAATTGGACTATATCAGCAAAGGTGTCGATGACATCAGAATTGACCAAAAGGCGAGCGAAAAACAAATGGCAGCACATGGCGAGCGAATCACTAGGCTTGAAGAATCTGCAAAGCAAGCTCATAAACGGTTAGATGCAATGGAAAATAAGGAGGTAAATGAACGATGAAAGATATAGTTACTTTGCTAGGAGGGTTCTTAACGGCCCTTCTTTTTTTCTTTGGCACAATTGGCGTTAAATTCGATTGGTTTACGGAAGAAAGTATCAATGCTTTTGTACTTGTTGTTTCTGCTTTCGTGGCACTTATTGTGAATCTTTATGCCGTGTGGAAGAACACCCATACTGGCTGGTTTAAGAAGAAAGGAGAGGATAAATAATGACTGATGTAACGAAAACTTGCAGAGATATCAATGAGTTATTACCAGCTGCACGAAAAGCTTGTAACCTATTTTTAAGTGAGTGTAAAAAAGCGGGATTGGATATCTTTATCACAGAAACATATCGCTCACAAGCGCGTCAGAATTACTTATATGAACAAGGAAGAACGAGAGCAGGTAAAAAGGTAACTTGGACTAAATCAAGTCGCCACACAAGTCGATTAGCGTGGGATATTGCAGTTATGCCACCTGAAGACTTATACGATATGGATACTATGAAAAAAGCTGGAGCTATTGCTGAAAAACTCGGCATTACGTGGGGAGGAAATTGGAAATCTAGTCCTGATATGCCGCACTTTGAGGTAGCAAAAGATTGGGTTGCTCCTGATGGATCAACGTTAACGAATAGCGCTACAAAGGCGAGTAATGCTGATAAAAACACTGCTTCAAGTGCTGCTATTGTACCGTATCCGGGAAAACCTTTGAAAGTTGGCTCGAAAGGTAAAGACGTTGAGCGTATTCAACGAGCGTTGGGAATTAAAGTAGATGGCGTGTTTGGCGAAAAGACGAAAGTAACGGTGAAAGCTTATCAAAAGCGCAAGGGACTTGTCGCAGATGGAGTAGTTGGCGAAAAGAGTTGGAATATGCTGTTTTAATTTCTACAAAATGAGATAGTAGCAAGAAAATGCAGATGTACAACATTAATAATTTTCCATTGTAAAAATCCCGACCTATCTCTTTATTCCATAGATAAGTCGGGATTTATTTTTTATTTATGTACCAGTTAGTCTAGTAAGATAAGGGCAAGTTATTTGCTTGGATTACTTTGTATCCAACCTCCACCTTCACCTACATCTAAATCGACAGAAGTATCTCCGTCTCCATCAACCCATATTGTCGAGCCGTCCTGCAGTTGGCGTTCGTGTGGACTTACAAAATGTGTGTCACTTTCTTCATCTTGGTAGTAGTCGGGGTCTGGTCCATAACCTTCAGGGTATCTAGTAGGGTCTCTACAATAATCAACGCGGGAATTCATTTTTTCCACATGTTCTCTTCTTTCTTGCTCTTCTTTTATTGTGGAGGCTATTAGTATTTCTCTTTCCTCCCTCATACTAATAAAGCCATCTCCGTCCGTGTCATTTTGTTCAACGTATCTTTTTTTCAATTCAAGCGTCTCATCATAAGAAACTATCCCATCGCCGTTAAGATCAGAACCAGTTTCAGGGTCATAAATTATTGACTCATCATCATATTGTTCATCATTATCCGTCTCCTCCTTCATCTCTTCCTCTTCACATATGCTTTGTTCGATAATTTCTTTTGTTTCAGTTTCAGTTTCATTACAAGCAGAGACTAAAGCTAATAAAACGAATAAAATAGTTAGAACTAAAAAATACCTTGAAAGCATCATGTTATTCCTCTTCTCATATTTAATAAATATAGAATATATCAGTAATAACTATTTTACATTTATTAGATATATAGGTACAGATAGTTAAAAAATATTCTCTTAATTAAAGTGTAACTGCATTGTTAGTTAAGTAGAAATTTTGACAACCTTAATAGAGAAAAGTCTATGATGCTCCTCCCGAATGGAACAAGCTTGATGATGATTATATGATTCGTATTGGACAGAAATTGCGTGTGAAGTAACGACAAAAGCCATTCTCATCATCTGAGAGGGGCTTTTTTATGTTTAGTGAGTATTTCGATTTCGCCATGAGATCTGTGGAGATACATATATGTTTCATTAAAATCATTTCAATATATAAAGAAGTAAGTAAGAATAAAAATATTTTTGACGAAAATATTTTTATGTGATATAAAGAGACGGAAATTTGATATAATATAGATAAAATAGTTAGTTGGATACTGAAAGGGGAGGATAAAATGAGGACTCATGTTGTACATCTTTATGAGTCAATTGGCAATATGAAAAATGATTTTAGCCATTTTAGCGAAGATTTATTTGCATTTGATTCCTTTCCTGTTGTGGGCATAGTATCCAATGATTCACTTAATATGCCTAGTCGTCAGACGATTGTTAAAGAATTAAAATTAAAACCTTTTGAAATTATTCAGGATCATTTTGACTTGTTTATAAAAAAAGCGGATAAATTAGGAGTTAAGTTACAAAAAATTGAGTTTACTCATGAAATCGAGTTTGAATTAGAAGAGGAAATAGATGATGCTCTATACAATAATGATTATGAAGAAATATTTAAAATCATTAAGCAAATTAGAAATGAGCATGTTGACATCTTTTCAATTTCTTTTTTTTATGAAGGAAACCGTTATCGAATGACAAAGCATGCAGTTGCTGAGGTTTTAGGGGAATCTTCTAATGAGATTCCAAACATCATAATACAGTCCCCTTTATCGCTAATTGCAGGGTTGAAAAAATTTCCTTCCTCTGAGGCATTTTAAGGGGGTATTTTTTTGCACAAAACAGTGTTTTTTATGCAAACTATTCAATACATCGCGTTATATTTTATATTCAGATTCTGGAATGATTCTACTTGGTATCAAAATAAAGAAAAAGAGATAGTATTTATTGTAGTTACATATTTGCTATATTTATTAGTAGGATGGTTTACCTGGTTGTTACGGCCTATTAAAATTGAGGTTAAACAAACCAACAGCTTAGGCAACGGCATTGATCAAACTTTAATTCTACAGGTCGATGGGACCACAAAAACAGATCAAAGTCTAAAAACAGTTAAATTAGAATTAAAGATAAGCAGAAGAGGCAGTATCTGGTGGCGCTTATTGATGAGGATAATTAAAGGGAAAAAATTATGCTTAGAAGTTGACCCTGTTCCTGAAGGTATGTTCCTACAAGCCAAAGAACACTTTCAAATTCAGGAAGTAACCAGCACATATAGTGGGTTTGAGATTGATTTGACTCAATTAATGAATCAGCTTTATAATCAAATCGGTAAATTATCTATTGATAAAACATATTTATACTTTGTCACTGAACACCAAGATATCACCATCCCTTCTAATTTATCGTCTGTTGTTCAACCTAAACTCACTTTAAATTCTAAGCCGATTAAATTTCTACACTTGTTTATAGATTTTAAGACTAGTCAACATGAAATCAAGTTCTTTAAAAAGTAAAAAGGTGTGATAGATTTTGGTTTTGCGTAAACGGAAAGTAAATGAAATGAGGTTGTCAGTGTGGGAACTAGACAAGCATTTGACACTTGAAGATGTCATCAATAATCTTAGTCTCAACTATGACCAACCTATTGATTATCTACAGGAAAGAAAAAATTTGCCGAAGGAAGACAGGGTGCTACA